AATTAACAACTTCATCATCACAATAAATTCTTTCAGTAACCTCAAACTTCCACTCATCTTTTGAATGGTCTGGACAACACAAGTTACACTTATCTTCAGGAAGTAACATATCACCATAAGGGTCAACTGCAACATGTTGTGCGTCTTCCAATACCATTCTGCTTATTTCTAATAATCTTGCCTCTTCTTCTAAATCTTTCAAATTTAATAATCTTTCATCTGCCATTTTGCCCTCCTTATTAAAGATTTAAAAAATTAAAGTCTCACTCTACGACTGGGCTTTAATTTCTTTAAATCTTAATAAGAGAATAGGCAAAATGGTTTAGATGAAAGATATTAAAAAGATTTAGGAGAAGAGGTAAGATTAAGAAAATGAATGGTATTAACCGCACAACATATTGCGTTGATTCTTATAATATTATGCATGAAGAAAAGAATGAATTATGAGGAATAATATAATGATGATGATGACAACTTACTTACTTACGCAAAGCGAGCGAGCGAAGCGAGCGAGCAAAAACTAACGAGTGAGCGTAGCGAACGAGCTCCGCTTTCTTTGCTGAGCGAGCAAAGCGAGCGAAGTAACTTCACAACTTTCATATCTTTTCCTTATCAGCAGAAATATATGACAACTTGTTGGCGTATTTTCTGCAAGGAAAAGTATGATGGTTGTTTAAAAAACGAGTGAGCGATTAGCAAAAATATATGACAACTTGTTGGCGTATTTTTTGCAGCGAACGAGATCCGCTTCCTCCGCTCCGAGCGAGCGTAGCGAGCGAGGAAAAAAATTAGGGAAAAAGGGTTTTAACCCTTTTTCCCTTAAAGGGCTTGCAACTATCCTGCCCAAACTTTAAAAGTATCTTTACATTTTCTGTTAAATGCATTATCTTTTACAAATTTATAGAATCGCTTTCCAAGCTCACCATTTGGCATTGCATGCTTAATTAAAAGATTAACATCTTCTTGTATAGAATCCATTCGTTTTTTAAGTTCATGAACTCTTTTTGAAATATCTTCAATGAAAGCATCATCTAGTTCGTTCCGATTCAGATTAAAATCTTCTGCAAGTCCAGATGTACCAGAAGTGCCAAAAACCACATCATCAGGAAATTCAGGTTCAACAACAGGCTTGCTATTCTCTACTACTTTTTTCTTCTTCACCATTTTTTTCTCCTTTATAAATGGTTTAAAAAATTAAAGTTTCACCCACAGCTGAACTTTAATTTTTTAAACCATTTAATAGTAAAAGATAAAAAATGGAAAAAAGCAGTAGAGAATAGCAGACTGTTTAACTAAATTTAATTAAGATGCCGTTAAAAAGGCAATTGCAAAAGTACATTGAAATTAAAAAAGATATATCATTATGTTTAAACCTATCATTTACCTATCACTTTTAAGTGTAAGCAATAAAAGCTAGTTAGAGTAAGAATGATAGAATAATAGATAATATGTTAGTAATGTTATAGGGGTATTAATATTATTTAAATTTAATTAAAATAGCGTTTTGATATATATTAGGAATGAATTGTATAGAAAGCCCCTATACAATTAATAGATAAAAAACCTATCACTTTTGCCTATTTTGAGTCATAAGTATATGCGATTAATAGAGTTAAAAATGATATATAGACCTATCATTTATCTATCACTTTTTATGAGAGAACTCATAAGTGTATAGGTTATAAGAACTTATAACGACTTAAAAGTGATAGGTCTAAAGCGTGAGACCTATCATTTACCTATCATTCTGATAAGCTAATAAGCATTAGGTTATTTTAAAACTTAGTAAGCTAGACTCGTAAGTATACTCACTTACGAAGTAAGCTACATAAGAACCCCCCTCCCCCCTTTTAAAAGGGGTAGGCATCCCAGAAGCACACGGTGTTCTAGGAAAAAAAAACAATCCATACCTCTTACGATAAGGATTAAAAAAAACAAACTCATCCCTATATGCCTCTTACTTTTTCTCACTTGACTTTTAATATATATTGTGTATTATGTTTTACAATTTTAAATAAATTTTCAATTTTTTTGGAGGAGAGGTAGGGATGAGATGAAAAGTGGATATAAAATTACAGTAGTGGGGCAGTACTATGTACATGCCGGAGAAAGAAGAAAGACTCTAAAATCTTATCGTTTTGCCATAAAATTACCTTCAATGGATTGTGCGTTATCTGTTATAAAGAATAAGATTTTAGATACCGTCTTACCGAAGTTATATTCTGACTATGCAGGGTACAGGACACATGACATAGTGGATGTAGAAGCTTTTGGAGATATAGCACCTGCGAAAGCGGAGTTATGGCAGATGAACAGGGCTACTATTATAAGTTACATACAAGAAAATGAGCTCCCGGTTCTTGAAGAGATATATGAAACTTTAATGGAACTTAGGCAAGCGGTGGAGATGGCGGAAGCCGATCCTGACAGGTTTAAGAGAGTGCAGGAGGAGAAGGAAAAGGATTTCAAGTTATTAGGTGAATTAAGATCTTTAAATCCTGAATTATTTCCAGAAGCCGATACAAAATCGGCAGAGGTTGAAGGGGAAGCAGTTCCTACCAGTTCTTGGAAAGCCGACAAGGAAGTTGAGAATAAAGCTAAGAAGGAAGATGTATTGGCTGATCTTTTAGCTTGATTGGGGAGAACAAATGCAAAAGGGTGGTTTTAAGACTTTGCTTATTGTGCGTTTCCGGGTACAGCCTCAAGATGGAAAGTGGTTTGTTTTATCTGCACCACTTGTATATGTATCGGAAAGTGGTACGGAATATGTTGTGCCTGTTGGCGTTAATACTGATTTTGCCAGTATTCCTCGTGGACTCAGGTGGTTAATTCCAAGAGTAGGAAAGCATGGTAAGGCTGCTGTATTACATGATTATTTATGTGAATATGGTGTAGTTCCCAGAAAGAAAGCAGACAGGATATTTTTAGAAGCTATGAAAGCATTGGAAGTCGGGTGGTTAAAAAGACGAACAATGTATTCTGCTGTTGCTGCTTACACTACATTAATGAGGAAAAAATGAACGAAGTTGCGAACTATGAGACTTTTATAACTTGGGAAGATGGGATACCAAGAGTTGAGCTCCGGCAGATGATAACGAAGGAAGTATTGGTAGATCTTCCAGTTGCAGCTCTTTCGCTTCCGTATGAAAGATCGGAGAAGGATGTATTTCTGGAAAAGGATTCGGAATTTGAAGGAATGACAAATGCCGAAGTTATGAATGTTCGTCTTGCCAGAAACGCTGCAAAAGGAGACATGGATGCTATTAAAACTTTACAGGACAGAGTTCTTGGTAAACCCAAGCAGCAGATTGAATCCAGAAGTATTACTGAGACTTACACGCAGTATCTTGAACGGTTGGCAGCAGCAGAAGAAGAAAAGAATTTAACTGAAAGTATTGTTGAGGAAATCTGTTAAATGAAAATAGAAATATTTAAAGGCAGAGACAAAAAGTGGAGGTATCGTGCTGTAGCAGCTAATGGTGAAATAATGTGTACAAGCCAAGCTTATAAAGGTGGTAAGGGTGCTGCAAAACGAGGAGCTACATCTTTGTTACGAGGTATAAAAAACAAGTGCACTATTGTTATACCTAAACTCTTACTTTGTGGTGTACTACTAGGACTTACTGGTTGCGTACCTGTACTTGTTGCAGGGATTGGTGCAGTCGGAACGGTAGTTGCTGCGAAAAAGAAATATGAAGGAGATGTAGTGAAAGCGGAAAAGATTGAAGCTTATGGTGAAGCTGCTATGGAGAGTCTGGAAGAGATTAAGGACAAGATTAAAGTTATTAATGAATAATGACAAATGCTACTAGGATACACGATCTTTTACAGAGCAATCTTCCTTTCTTTGCACGAAATACTTTAAAGATTAAGAACAAAGAACACGGTACAATAATACCATTTGTTTTTAACAGGGCACAGGAATATCTACATTCCAGAATAGAAAAGCAGATTGCGGATAAGGGAAGAGCGAGAATAATAATCCTGAAGGGTAGACAGCAGGGGTGCAGCACCTATGTTAGTGCTCGTTTCTATCATAAATGCACAAGGCATAAGGGAAAGGCTGTTTTTATTCTTTCTCATGAATACCAAACTACGAACAAACTTTTTGCAATGGTAGACAGGTTTCAACAGCATTGCCCCGATGCTATTAAGCCACATACTGATGTCTATAATAATAAGCAGATTAAATTTGATCGTCTTGATAGTGAATACACTACAGGAACAGCAGGTAATGAAGATGTGGGCAGGGGTGGAACTTTGCAGTATTTTCACGGATCAGAAGTAGGCTTTTGGGAAAATACCGATGGGATAGAGACAGGGATCATGCAATCTATAGCGGATGTAGATAATACAGAAATTATTCTTGAGTCTACAGCTAATGGTATGGGTAACATGTTTCATAGGAAATGCATGTCAGCCATGCGAGGAGAGGGAGATTATGAACTTGTTTTTATCCCTTGGTTTTGGCAAAAGGAATACAGAAGAGAAACCGATGATAATTTTACTCTGACTGATGAAGAGATGGATCTGAAGAATTCTTTTGATCTTGAAGATTCTCAAGTTTATTGGCGAAGGGTAAAGATAGAGGAATTTGGAACAGAGTGGAAATTCCGGCAGGAGTATCCTATGACGGTACAGGATGCTTTTGTTACTAGCGGTACGAGTCTTGTTAATGGCGATGCTATTATTAAAGCCAGAAAAGCCAAGTTTATAGATAATACAGCACCACTTATATTGGGTGTAGATGTTGGCAGAGAACAGGATAGAACGGTTATCTTACCACGAAAAGGAAGATGTGTTCTTCCTTATACTGTATTTGATCCTAAAACTGAAGGGCTAGTACGACAAACGACTATTGCTTCCCGATTAGCGAGGATAATAGAAAGACAGAATGTAAACAAGATATTTATTGATGTTGCTAAAGGTTATGGCATTATTGATATTCTGGTTGCCGATGGATTTGCAGATATAGTGCGTGGAGTATTCTTTAATGAAGGGGCAATTGAGAATGATAAGTATGCAAACAAGCGAGCAGAAATGCATATCTTAGCAAGAGATTGGATAGAATCAGAAGCAGTTT